CATTAAGATGCTAGAGGATGCTCTGGCTAAACAACCAGAAACAATAGAAGAGTAAAGAATGAACGACATCAATCCCATAGAGTACGGTAAGTTAGTACAATCCGTAGACAACCTAGAGCGTAAAGTAGATGCTTTAGAAGTAGACATTAAGAAGTTAGTGGCTATGGCTGAACGCAGCAAAGGTTCTCTATGGGCGTTGATGGGTGTTGCTTCTGTTGCTGGTGCATTTATCAGCTACATGACTGAAATTATTTTTAAGAAATAATATGAGACCAGTCTCGAATGGTAAGAACTTAGTTGCTGCAACCAAGACAACCATGTTTGTTGTTCCTAAACAGCAAGTAGGTAAGTGGAGCCTTTTATGGGCTATCAATAATACTTCCTCTGCTAAGAACTTCACAGCATGGTGGTACGATAAAAGCACTAACACAGAAGTATCTATCGTTAGTGACTATCCACTAGCCGCTAAAACATTCTTACGCTTTGACGGCGGTGCTTATGTTACTTTAGAAGAAGGTGACGAGATTCGAGTTCAAGTAGAAGCAGGTGCTACAGCATCCTGTATTGTTACTGTTGAATTAGAGCCAACCTCTGTTGTTCAGTTTAATCAATATTAAGGACTATTATGCCACTTAAATCAGGTAAATCAGATAAGGTTGTTTCTGCCAACATTCGTAAAGAGATGAAAAGCGGTAAGCCACAGAAACAGGCAGTAGCGATTGCTTTGTCTAAAGCAGGTATGTCTAAGCCTAAGATGATGAAGAAGATGGGTGCTAAACGTGGCTACTAAACCCGGATTGTACGCCAACATCGCAGCAAAGCGTCAGCGTATCAAGGCTGGCTCTGGCGAAAAGATGCGTAAAGTAGGCTCTAAAGGCGCTCCCAGTGCTAAAGACTTTAAAGACGCTGCTAAGACAGCTAAGAAGAAGAAGTAATGCCTAAGAAAGCCTTCCAGAACCCTGAAGGTGGTCTTAACCAGAAAGGTAGAGACTACTACAACAAGAAGACTGGTTCTAAGCTAAAGCCTCCTGTGTCTGCTAAAGCAGCAGCAAAGTCGCCTAAAGCGGCTGCACGTCGCAAGAGTTTCTGCGCTAGGATGGGTGGTGTTGCTGGTCCAATGAAGGATGAAAAGGGTAGACCAACCCGTAAAGCCTTAGCATTAAAGAAGTGGGATTGTTAAAATAATTGTTGACACAATAACATACTTGTGTTACACTGAGGAAATATATGGCAACTACAACATACTTACAAGCTGTAAATAGTGTTCTTAGACGGTTAAGAGAAACTGAGGTTTCGACTGTAAATGAGAACGCTTATAGCAAGATGATTGGTGAATTGGTTAATGATTCTAAAACATCAGTTGAAGCTGCTTACGGTTGGAACGCTCTGTCAGACACACTGACTGCGGTGACTTCGGCTAATGTTTTTAGTTATGTGCTGACTGGCTCTGGTGTACGGTTTAAAGTCATTGACGCATACAATGATTCTAAGAATATCTTTTTAAACTTAGCGCCTACGTCTTACATGACATTGCAGTTTATGCAAGACACACCTGCTAAGGGCGCTCCAACGTATTATAACTTTAACGGTCAAGACGCTAGTGGAGATACTCTTGTTGATGTCTTCCCAATTCCTGACGCAGCATATACTTTACGATTTAACGTCATATTACCACAAGCGCCTTTAGTTGCTGACACAGACTTAATTAAAGTACCGGGTGATGTTGTTATTCTCCAAGCGTTTGCACGAGCAATCGTTGAACGTGGTGAAGATGGCGGTTTACAGTCTTCTGAAGCATATGCTTTAGCTAAGAACTTAATGGCTGACTACATTGCTTTAGAATCGAATCGTTATGTTGAAGACTCAAACTGGGTATCGATTTGAGCAAGGCACTTGTAACTTCGTCTATTTCTGCTCCGGGTTTTGCTGGTCTTAACCTGCAGGATGCTCCTACCTCGTTAGAGGCTGGGTTTGCTTTAGAAGCGAATAACTGCGTTATTGATAAGTTTGGTCGTATTGGTGCTCGTAAAGGTTGGACTACTTATCTTCCTGCGAATACGGATTTAAGCACTGCCTCAGTGGATATGATTTTTGAAGTATTGTCACCGGCTGCAAGCGATGATAAACTAATAGCTGCTGGTAATGCAAAGTTATTTGTCTCTAACGGTAGTGCTCTTGTTAAAAAGAATGTACGTAATAGCGGTGACACAGCAGACGCAACATACACCATGACAGATAGTCATTGGCAAGTAGCAGCGCTTCCAGATACGACTAATGCTCGTGGTCGTGCTGTTTTAGCACAGGCTGGACATAAGCCACTGCTATTCTCTTACTCTAGCGTTACAAGTAACTATGTATTTAAGATTTTAGCAGATGTAGCTACATTACCTGCAGTTCCTGTAGCCCACACGTCTAGCACCTTTTTACCAAACTGTGTTCTATCGGCATATGGTAGGGTTTGGGTAGCAGATATTGTAAACGATAAACAAACTGTTTATTTTAGTGATTTGTTAGACCCGCTTAACTTCCAGACTGGGACAGCAGGTGCTTTAAATATTTCTGAAGTAGTTAGTGATGGCGACCCTATTATAGCGTTAGCGTTTCATAATGGATTCTTAATCATCTTCTGTGAAAACCATACCGTTGTTTATAGCGGTGCTCAAGACCCTACAAACTTAGCTGTAGCCGACGTAGTTACAGGCATCGGCTGTGTTGCTAGAGACTCTGTACAGCCAACGGGAACTGATATTGTATTTCTGTCTTCTACCGGTGTTCGTAGCTTTTCTCGAACAATTCAAGAGAAGTCTATGCCAATGCGTGACATCTCTAAGAATGTAAGGGATGAGTTATTAAGTACACTACAGTTGACAACGGACGTAAAGTCGATTAAGTCTGGCTATTCAGCACAAGAAGCATTTTATGTCTTATCATTTTCTGACTTAGACACTGTATATTGTTTTGATTCAAGAACATTACTGCCAGATGGTTCAGCAAGAGCAACAACATGGGATACTATCACTCCTACTGCTTTTTGTACATTGTTTAACCGTGACTTCTTAATTGGTAAAGCAGGGTATATAGGTCGTTATGAAGGTTATGCAGACAACACAGCCTCTTACCGTATGTCTTACTATTCTAGTTACTTTGACTTTCAACAGCCAACCACCTCTAAGATTTTAAAGAAGATTGAAATGTTGTTGATTGGAGCGCAGAATCAAGACATCGTAGTTAAGTGGGACTTTGATTTTAAGAAATCATACCAGTCAGCTACAACTGTTATTTCACCGTCTATAATTGCTGAGTACGGTATTGGTGAATACGGAATCGGTGAATACTCTGGCGGTATTATTATCTTTAATAATAACATTAACGCTGGTGGAACAGGTAAAACACTTCAGCTTGGCTTTGAAACAGATATTGACAACAACTCCGTCTCTTTGCAGAAAGTAGACGTTTTCGTTAAAGGCGGTAAGACACTATGAGCAATTATACAAAGGCGACAAATTTTACATCTAAGGATGCTCTTTCAACAGGCAATCCTTCTAAACTGGTTCGTGGTTCAGAAATTGATACTGAGTTTTCAGCGATTCAGACTGCTGTTAACAGTAAGGCAGATTCAGCAAGTCCAACCATCTCTGGTACGGCAACGATTGCGGTATTAGCTGTAACAGGTAACGCAACTGTAGGCGGGACGATGACTGTCACAGGCGCACTAGAAGCTGCGTCAATGGACGGAGGTAGTTTCTAATCATGGCTACCCTTGTTGACCAAGAATACACTGCAACAGATATTATCCGTAAAGATTTAGAGCGTGGTGGATTTACCAAAGAAGAGAAGAAGTTTCTTCAAGGTTTAGCTATTCTTATTAAACAAGAAAAAGCGGTATTGGTTAGAGACAAAAATACAGTCTTTGTTGGTATCCGTAAAAAGCCGGGTGTATTAGAAGTCCATATGTACACATTAGACAATCTAACTGATATGCAAGAAGCAATGCGTGTTGCTTTAGAGTCAGTTAAACAGTCAGGTGTTACCACCCTTGAATCAGAAACAGAGAATCCTAAAATTATCAGATTACTAAAATCATTAGGTCTTCCTTTAGATGTTAATAAAAAAGGTAAGAAATATGCTTGGACAATGGAAATCGCTAAATGAGATACGGCTTACATACTGAATTACCAATTCATGCCTTCTCCCCAAGAGGAGGTCGTGGTCCATTCTCACATGGAATGACGCTTGAAGGCGGTGGTGGAGGGATTCCGATTATCAATGATGTTGTTGATGCAGTATCTGATGTCGGAGAAGCCATTGGCGGTGCGGTAAGCGATGTCGGTGTGTTTATTGATGAAAACGTAACACAACCAGCAGTACAAGACCCTGTTGGTACAGCCGTTAAGATTGGCGCTATTGCCGCTGCTCCAGCCACTGGCGGTACATCGTTGTATGCAATTCCAGCGTATACTGCTACTAAAGCGATTGCCGCTGGTGTCCCTATTGAAGATGTAGCTAAGATGGCTGCAATATCTGCTGCTGCTGCATATGCAGGTGTAGAATTAGCAGACTATGTTGGCACACTAGCAGAGTTTGGTACTGAAATTGGTTCCCAACAAACAGCCATGCTTGCTGCACAGAATGTAGGCATTGGTACAGGTGGAGCAGCTTCAACTGCTGCAGGTCAGATTGCTGGCGGTGCTGCTTCTGGTGTGATACAAGCAGGTGCTACTGGTGGCGATGTAGGTCAAGGATTGTTAGGTGGTGCTTTAAATACAGCGATAGGCGCTGGTGTAGGTACTGCTGTCAACACAGGTGCAGGAGCAATAAACAATATGAACATAAATGATTTTATGACTGGTGATGGTAATTTTAATCCGTTTACGGGATTATTGAATGGAACGACAGGAAGTACAAATATAGGGACAACAGGGATGGAAGACCTATTTGGACCGACATATGATGAATTAGGGTATAACCCCCAGATGGGACCAAGCTATCAAGAGCTGGGTTATAATCCGGGTGGCTTTAGTGACGCTGGCGCGTATCCCGGCTTTATGGAAGACATTGGATTAGGCGGGTCATCTAGTGGATTAACTGACTTGTCAGGAACTCAAGGGTCTTCGTTACTCCAGTCGTTAGGACTAGCGTCTAATAATACTGGCTTTGATACAAACACTTTAACAAATCTTGTAAAACAGTACGGTACACAAGCTGTAAAGACTTTAATTGGTGGTGGTTCTAACACTGCTAATAATGCAGCTCGTCGTGCTCAGTTACGGTCACAAGGATACACTGATGCTCAAATCAATGCAATGGAGATGGGTACTGGTCTATTAGGCGCTGGTGCAAACTATTTCTTAAATCAAAATCAGTTAGGTCAACTGCGTGATGTCTACGGTCAAAACGTAGCAGCACAGCAAGCAGCGACACAACAAGCACAGCAGCAAGCATCATTTACTCCTGTTGGAATGACAACTGCTTTTGGACAGTCTAACTTCCAATTCGACCCAACTACGGGTAAGATGACATCAGCAGGTTATACCCCAACAGCACAGGTAGCTGGACAAGTACAGAATCTGTTTGGTCTCGGTGCTCAAGCACTGCCAACGACTGCTGATACACAGGCTGTCCAACAGCAATATATTGCACAGCAACAAGGTTTATTGGCTCCGGGTCGTGAGCAGCAATTAGCTCAGTTGCGTAATCGTCAATATCAGCGTGGTACAACTGGTTTAGCAACTGGTGGTACAATGGCAGGGTATGCTCCTAATGCACAAGGATTGATGGCTACAAACCCTGAGATGGCTGCTTATTATAACGCACAAGCACAGCAAAATGCTGCGTTAGCCGCTAATGCACCTACTTATGCTCAGAACCTACTCAATCAACAGATTGCTACTGGAACTGGTTTATTTGGTGCTGCTAATACTCTTGAGCAGTATGCACAACAGCCTTTAGCATTGTCTAGTTCGCTAGGCGCTGCAGGTGCTGGCGCAGGAGCTAAAGCAGGTTACTATGGTTTATTAGGAAGTCAAGGCGCACAAGCAACGCAGTTACAAGGACAGCTTGCTAATATTTATGGACAAGGCGCAACACTTGGTTCTGCTGTTAGTCCTCTTGTAACAGCGGCTGGACAGGGTGTTGGTGCTGTTATCGGTAACTGGTTAAGTTAAGGAATAATTATGGCAGATTTATTTGACAAAGAAGAACTCGGTGTTGTTAATTCCTTATTTGGGACAAGTCCTGAAGGATTAGCCATTGCTCGTGAGCAACAAGCCTATAAGCAAGGTTATTCCGCTGGTCCTAACTTAATAGGCGGTATTCTTGGACAAACAGGAATGTTTGCAGAAAGAGGCTCACAAGGATTACGTCAAGTCTTTGGACAGCAAAACCCTGAAGAGCGTCTCATGGGATTGCGTCAACAAGCACAGCAACAGTTCGACACAAACACACCACAGGGACTTGCACAAGCTGCACAGTTTCTAAATCAACAAGGCGATGCCGCTGGTGCTCGTCAGATGGTGATGCTTGCACAAGGACAAATGCAGAAGTCTGCTACCTTGGGTAAGACATTAGAAGACACACGTATTTTAGGTCGTAAAGAAATTGAAGTGGGTGTACCCGGTAATCCTGAAATGGTTCAAAAAGTATTAGTAGACAAGGATGGCAATATTCTTCAGAAACTAGGCGACCCGTATAGTCGCTTTAGCCAGAAAACAACCATTGATGCTCGTACTATCGGACCTAAGAATGTATTAGAGATTGATAAGACCCAAGCTGAAGTATATGCTAAATCATTAAACGCAGCAGCTAACACATTGCCAACGCTCCAGCGTATGCAAGACTTAATAGACAAAGGTGTTATTAGCGGTACTGCCGCTGATTGGAGAGCAAGTACATTAGGTGTCTTACAAGGTCTAGGCGCTAACACTTCTTCTGCTCAATCAAAACTGTCGAACACTGAGGCATTTAATAAAGAACTTATTAACTTGTTACAAGGTGTTATTAAACAATACGGTACTAACCCATCTAACATTGACGTTAAGACAGCTTTACAAGGTTTGCCTGAGTTGGTAAAATCACCAGAAGGTGTTCAAAAGGTTCTTACCACTTTGACTAATTCTAATCGTGAAACATACAAAGAAGCCACTGCTGGTTTAGACTACTATCGTAAAAATCAAGGTTCCTTTACTGGTTATCAGCCTAAAGTTCCACTGGGCTTAGTTGAGATGCCAAAGATTAGACTTCCTAAGCCTTTAAATGAAATGACAGCAGCAGAACTCGAAGAAGCACTAAAATAATAGGATTATAATGGCTGAATATACTCGTGAGCAGATTCTAGCAGAACTACAGGGTCGTCAACAAGCTCCTGCACAAAGTAATACAATGAATGTTCTTCGTGGCGCTGCTGGTGGAGCATCGTCAGGTAGTGCTGGTTTGATTGGTTTACCTCTTGAGGTTGCAAATCTTCCTAATGCAATTTTAAACTATCTTGGTGGACAAGCAGAACCGTCTCCAACGCAGGTAATGCGGCAAGAACTAGGAGTTCCTACAGAGCCTCGTAGTGGCGCAGGACAGCTTGCCTACAACTTTATGGAAGGTGCTACTCCAGCAGCAGCTATTACAGGAGCAGCAACACTCAATCCAGCATTAGCTGCTGGTGCTGGTTTACTAGGAGGTGTTACTAACGTAGCGGCTAAGTACTACTTTCCTGAAAGCCCTGTAGGACAGACTTTGTTTGGTCTATTACCGGGTGGTGTAGCTGGTTTAGCCAATGTCGCCCGTACCCGTGTGCCACAAGTGCCTAAAGCGTCTGAACTGTCAGAGACAGGTTTAACAGCTACCGCAGGTCAACGTACTGGTTCACAGGCTCTACTTCGTGAAGAAGCTAACGTAGCAGCAACAGCACAGGGTCAGCCTATCTTTAAACAAGCTGGTTTAGCAAACGTAGCTAGTGCTGAAGATTTTGCAAACAAGATTCAAACTTTCTCTAAAAATCCAAACCTTACTGTTACTCAGATTGCTCAAGGTGCAGAAGATGCGTTTGCCTATCAAAACAATCGTATATTAAATAAGTTCCGTGTTGATAATCGTCGTAACTTTAGCGCTGCGAAAGCAGAAGCCGGTGACGAACGTATCTTTGACACAGGCAATGTAAATAGAGTGTTGGATGAAGAGATTCAGAAATACAGTGCAGAAGGTATGCCGCTTGATTTACAAGCATATGCAAACAATCTTAAAAAGGTTAAGGCGAACCTAAGTAAAGAAGCAGAACCATCATTATTGGTTGATGCCGAAGGTAAGCAAATTGCTTTAAAAGGACAGCCTGAGACAGTTAAACTTACGATTGACGAGTTGCAGAAAAACCTTGAGTCTTGGGGTAAAGCAGCTAAAACAGGTTCTTACTCTGACGGTGGTGTACAGGTTGGTAACGTCACAAGTGGTTCAATGAAGAAGTTATCTCGTGATGTCTTAAATGCGTTTAGAAGTGACTTAGACGCAGCTAATCTTCAAGGAATCAAAGGCGCAGATAAACTTATTGCAGCTCGTGAGAACTTTAAGACAGGTTTACAAACGGTTAAAGACTTCCAAGAACAAACTCTTGTTCGTTTCTTTGCTAATCCAAACGACCCTACTGATGTAGTCTCTCGCTTGCAAACAGCCACGCCTACTGAGCGTGTAACAATGTTTAAGGCATTAGAAAACAGTCGTCCTGATATATTAGACAGTCTTCGTAGTCGTGCGCTTGGAACTGTGATTGAAAACTCTGGCGGCGATTTAACTAGGTTGTTGTCAAATCTAAAAGACATATCTAAACAGAAGGCAGAGACAGGTGCAATCAATACCAATGATTTCTTGTTCCAGACCCCAGCAGAAAAAGCTAAAGTTAATACTCTTATTCGTGACTTAGATACTGTAACTCGTAAAGTATCAATCCCACAAGACACCGCATCCGTACTGGGACGCAATACTGGTGAAGCTGCTGGCGTTGCTGGTGGTTATAAGGCACGAATGGTAACTAACTTTGCACAAGATGCTTGGGACACTATTTCAGGCGCTGTGTCTAGTCCTGAGAAGTTAGCATGGATGATGACAAATCCTAATGGACAGTCGTTAATTCGTGAAGCAGCTCGGTTAAAAGCTGGGCAAAAACTACCAACTCAGATGAAATCTTCGTTAGACTATTTGTCTTCTGACGCACTAATTGGCGGCGCTATCAGCGCAACTGCGGCTCAACAAAGTCGTGAAAGTGGTCAAGCACTTCAAGCTGCTCCGATTGCGCCTACGTCCGTTACTCGTGAGCAAATTGAACAGCGATTAAAACAGTTACAAACACAATAACTATACACAATATACACACAATGAATACCTATGTCAGACCAATACGGAATAAACGAAGGAGTCAAGACTCTAACGGGTAGCTTAGACGCTGCTCGTGTAAGTGCTAAATCATTAACTAAAAGCATTGAAAACGTCCAGAAGGACGGTGCAGAAGTAGCACAACAGAAAGCTGCTGAGAGGCGTAAAGAACAACAGTTTGTCCCCGACACTACCGTTGTGAAGGCTCTTAAAGAATACGAATTAGTCCAAGAAGTAAAGAAGATGGAACTTCGTATGAAAGCAGAAGTAGTGAACAAGTACGGTCCCAAAGCATGGGACGATGTTCTAGTCATTAAACAACGACTAATCAAACAAGAAGCACAAAATAAAAAGATGTTCGATAGCGATATGAAAGCAGTACGTCGTGTGCAGATGTATTGCTTTCTTGCTGCTGCAGTAGTTTCTTATCTTATCGTCTGGGGAGACAAGTAATGCTAACACTAATTTCAACTGCCTTATCATTCCTAATGGGTGGTTTACCTAAACTGATGGACTTTTTTCAGGATAAGTCTGATAAGTCGCATGAGCTAGAATTGGCTCGTATGCAGACTGAAAGAGAACTGCAGATGATGGAGCGTGGCTTTGTTGCACAGGCTCGTATCGAAGAGATTAGAACAGAGCAAGTACAGATGGAGACACAGGCTCAGGAACGCTCTGCAATGTACGCACATGACATCGCTATAGGTCAGGGTGCTGCTCAGTGGGTTATCAACCTCAGAGCCTCTGTAAGACCGATGGTAACTTATTTGTTTGTCTTCCTATTGATAGTGGTTGACATTGCCTCTATTTGGTGGGCTTGGTCGTCAGGTGCTGCGTTTGCTGAAGCAATCCCTATGGTCTTTGATGCCGATGAAATGCAGATTCTTGCTTCTATTATTGCCTTCTGGTTTGGTACACAGGCTTTCTCTAAGAAATGAAAGTAAGTGCTAAAGCCCTTGAAGTTATCCGTCACCACGAGGGTGTCCGTACTAAGCCGTATCAGTGTCCTGCGTTATTATGGACAATCGGCGTTGGACACGTTATTGACCCCAACCATGGTCGTGTTCCTTTAGCAGAACGTAAAGCATTGCCTATCCCGGAAGGATGGAATAGGACAATAACGATGGGAGAAGTAGATGACATTCTTAGAGATGACCTTACTCGCTTTGAACGAGGTGTCGAGCGATACTGTCCAGTTACTCTTACACAAGGGCAGTTCGATGCTCTTGTCAGTTTTAGCTTCAATGTGGGTCTTGGAACACTACAGCGCTCAACCCTCCGTCAGAAGGTTCTGCGTGGAGACATGGAAGGCGCTGCGGACGAGTTTCTCAAGTACACGATAGGTGGCGGTAAGGTTCTAAAAGGATTAGTTACCCGTCGCAACGACGAAAGAGCAATGTTTGTCTCATAAAATGTGTAATATACTATACATTTTTGTATCGTATTGTATACAAAACAGGCTTTTTTGTACATAATGTGATACATAATGTCGGTACTTATAAATAACTGTGTACGATAAGTAACATTTCCCCATCGGTAAAGTTTCTCTATTTCTGCACAAATATTAAGCAGAATAACCCGAACGGGACATAAAAAGACAGCCCCGAAGGGCTGCCATCAAGGTACTACTACACAAGGAATAGTGTTAGATAGAACAGCCTCCTGCGGCAGTGCAACTCAGCATCTGCGCTCCTTCGACGTTATCGTCATACTCTTTGAAGTTATCCCAATCAATGTTCTTAGGCTGTTTCGCTAAGAGTGCTTGGTATTGCTCTTCGTCTGTCTCCTCGTAAGGCGCTTGTTTGTAAGTTCCACCATCCATCGGTAGGAACGACACACCAGTGACCTCATCAAAGTGTTTGTAAACCCATGCACCGACATCCATCCACTCATGCTCTAAGACAGAGATAGTGACTGATGGCTTATGTTCGCAATAGTGACGTTGAAACAGCAACCACAACTTCAGGTGCTTAAGTGCAGATAGTTCTTCACGCAATAGCGCACCATCTTCTACCTTAACTGGGAAACTAAAGACTGTGGTTGACTCAGGCTTCATCACACAAGGCTCACCAACGAAACCAGCATCAGTCATAAACTGTGTCAGAGGGTCTTTGTTATCAGCTCGTACACGGCGAATATAATACTTGCTATGCTGAGGGTGGATGCCAGATGCGGTAGAACAGAGTTGTGATACAGTTCCTTCGGGCTTAACAGCCGTAACCGCAACACTCTGATTGATTCCAATAGCGTTAGCAAACTCAGCATTGACAGTAATAGCAACATCTCGTAACCTTTCTAGTCGGGCAGGTAAGTCTTCATCATCGGGGTCGTTCAGTAGTGCATTGTCGCAGATTCCAGTCATCGATACACCTAACAAAGCCTCGTCTTCAGTGTTCTTCTGCCAAATCTTACGCAAGTATGGGAAGTCAGTTAGCGACGCTTGAAACGTACCCAAAATCGTTGCAATGCGGATTTTAGACTCGATAGTATCCATAGTATCATCGCTACGAATGATACAGCTAGAAAGATTACAGAACTGGTAAGGACGGAGAATAATCTCAGAACAAGGATTAGTACCGAAAGCAAAACTTGCATCCCTACGCCCATTCTTTGCTGCTTGCTGTTGACTTGCTTCACGGTTAAAGATTCCTCGCTCACCAGAGTGTGATTCATAAATAGAAGACCACTCACGCATAAACTGACCAATAGAGGGTGTCTCTTCGTAAGTAGCAGAATTGTTTGCTAATGCACGTTGACCGTTACCATCCCACCATGCACCTGCTTTAGCGTGTGCCATCTTGTCGTCTGTTAAGTCAGACAAACTAATCATTGCTGACCGTCGGACTCCGCCCACAACAACAACTTCCCCGATTTTGCACAGAATATCATGGCACTCAAGGGAAGTGAGACGGCGACCAACTGCTCCTTTAAATTTGGCAACACAGAACTTATAAAGTTCTTCCAAAGGTCCGGGTCCAGAAGCACGTCCTCCGAAAGTTCTGAGTCTTGCTCCCGCCGGTCTAACTCGAGATACGTCAAATTTTGGAATCTCGCCAGAGTAGAGAAGAGCCAAGAGTTGTCGAAGTGATTTTGCCCATCCTTCTTTAGAATCCGACACAACAACAGTACTTTTACTATCAAACAACTGCTCTGGAACTTCAGGTAATTTCTTAACATATTGCTGCTCCACAGAGAATCCTACGCCAGTACCGCATAGGAGGATGTACATAGCCTCATCAAAGGCTTTAGGGTCGTCAATCGGTAAATATGAACAGTTAAATGCAGCGACGTTCTGACGCTCTAGCGCAGGACCAGCAGTCATTACTGCACGCATTGATGGCACTACTTCTAAGTTTACTACGGCTTCTTCTAACTCTTTACGCAGTTCAGGTGTAAGCGTGTATTTCTGTTTTGTTGCTAGGTGCTTTTCCATAAAGTCAAAGTACCTTGATACGGTTTCATTCCAGTGCTCACGACGACCTTTATCATCGAGATACCGACTATAGCGGCTCTTGGCGATGAAAGTGTTGTACGGTGTCATTGTGTATTTATTCATTTTTATTTCACTTCACGTTCTAGTTTATCGGCATTGTCCTCGATGCGTTCCGAGAACATCTCTACAAGGTCTTCGCTACTAATCTCCAGCAGCTCTAACAATGTTACTTCGTCTAAGGCTTTTAAGCGTTCCCTGATTTCGTGCAAAAGCAATGGCATCTTAGTCTTCCTTAGTGTAATACTTTTCTGTTACTTCATCATAGTTCTCAATTAGGTAATCGAGATAGTGCTTAATCTTCTTTAAATCTTCAACTCCTCCTTTGTACGGAAAACGGAGAATGTATTTTACCACATTATGTGACCACGGGTCAAGTCCCCAATCAAGGGCAATAGTCCAAGGCTGGACACCTTTCTTGTAGTGTGTACCACCTACTTGACGACTTAAAGTGTCAACTTTCCTGTCATCGTACTCCTTGATTAAATCGTTTAATGTTTCTTCACGAAGATAGCCAAAGGGTGTTGGCATTGCTATTGGATTATTGTCTCGCATATAATCAAAACCTTCCTTAATTTCGTTAAATAGGTCTCGCTTTGTATCAGGCATGGTGTTTGACCTCAACTGATTTTCTTAACGATTTGGTTCCTTGACTCCAGCTTCCGCAGTCACGGCATTGATAGCGCTGATATGTGCCTGATAACGAGATAGCCTGACCTCGCTTCTGTATTGCACTCCCACCACAAGTAGGACACACTGCAGATTCAGAGTGGAGGTTTTGATTAGGATGATTCTTAATCCACGGCAACAGCGTATGATAGAGTGATTCAAGTAAGACAACGTCTTGTACATTATAGTCTTGCATCCGTTCCCAAGCATCTTTATCTCCGTTCATACATTTAACCCACAAAGAATGTCCTTCGTGAGCGTGTTTCTGACCTAAGCCCAGTCGCTGTGCTACATAGTCTAGCTTGTTGCTAGGAAAGCGAAACTGGCTACGAACCACACGCAATAAATCAATCTGTTTATAAGGCGATGGTGGATTATAAGAATGTAAGAGAAATTCCTTGTTAAGAGTAGGAATATCAAACTTAGTGCCGTTATAATGCACCACAGCATCAGCTTCGTTGAGAAGTCC